GGGCTTTGTAAGTCGGCGTAATCATTGAGGAAAATCACGCCTATTTTCCTAGATGATGTTTTAGAACTTCATCAACACCGTGCCAATGACACCTAACAGAGCAATTATGATACTGCCCGCTGAAGTTATGATTGTGGTTTTCATTGACTTGTGTCCATCAATGATATCTTTTTGAATGTCTTCTAGTTTCTTTTCCACAGTAGTCAAACGCAAGTCTAACTGCTCATAGCGGAGTTGGCATAGATCCACGTGGGCTTCTAGACTGGTGCGTTCTAAATTGCTCATTTTAGTCTGCCGCCGCTGTTAATGTAGTTGTGGCTGTTAAGGCTGCGCCTACTGGACCAACTTGTGTGCCCAATCTAACTGTGCGCCAGGCACTGCCATTATAAACTGCTAGGCAGGGATTGCCTGCATCACCGTCTGTTAGATAAACTATGTCACCTGAACTTGGGCTAGTTGTGCCTGCCATTGTGCCCAATTGCACAAATGTAATCTGTCGCATACGCAAAACATTTCGAAGACTGATAATACCGTTGCTTGGTGATATTGTTTGATCCCCAGTGACTGAAATAGTTCCTGGAATGTATGCTGTGGAAACTTTGGCACTATTGTCTAATGCGAGGACACCATTGGCACTATTCACTGATGCAATCAGTTGGTTTACTGCCACAATTAAATTGTAGATATCACCACGGGCTAGACTAGGATCGTCGTCCGGGCTATCCACATTGGCTGTTGATATTACTGTTCCTGTTGGAAATGTCATTTGTTGTTCCTCTCAATATTTATTAGTCTTACTTGATAACCACCAAATTACCGCCTGCCATCACCTGTCTTGGCATTGCTTTAATGGTAATATCTACTACTCCGTCTCGTGCATCATTGTCTATGCCATACAAGGCAAAACTTGGTGTTGTTCCTGCTTTGCTTTTTACCATTGGTATCAACACCTGACTAGTGGCTGTGGCACTGACATATAGATTCACAGCGTAGGCAGTTGCTGCCTTAGGGTGTATTGCCATTTCAGTTATTAAGCTGACTGGGTTAGACAATGTTAAAATTCTTTCTGATGTAGTTCCACCCAAGGTGCTGGTATCCACATTCTTATAGGAATACTCTACCATTTCTTTGTCTGTGGTAATCTGCATTCTAGTAATTTCAGTGCCACTACATTCTGCAGTGACATAGACAAATCTACCATAGAACGCAGGCACATTGTTGTTGCCGTTTTCTATAAGATATTCTGTTTCTTCACCTATGAAGTTGCCAGTGTCACTGACATATACTCTATAACTTAATACGCCGTTGGCTTCTGAACTGATGGCAAGATTAAAATAATCAACTTCGCCTGTGTCAATTAGACTACTGGTCCAACGAATAGGTAGATATGTGTTTACATAGGAATTGAACTTGCCCCAAGTGGTGCCGGTTAGATTACCCCAACGCCCAAAGCCTTTGGCTTTAATGGTGCTTGATATAGGATCAATGATACCATCTGTATATGGCAGAAATGCTGTGACTGGTAAAAATATAAATGATACTGTTAGTGCGGCTTCGCCTGTTTTAATCGCCATATCTTATCCTTAGTAAACTGTGACACCGTCTGGAGATGTCAAATATATCCAATTGGCTGATATATTAACATTTGGTGATGAATATCCAAATCTAAACGGAGCCCCAACGAAACCAGTCATATTGCCTCCGTTTATTGCAGGTGGCAATAACAATCTGTTTAATGGCACATTGCTAATGGCTTCATTTAAGTTTCTACCATAACCTGCGGTATATGGATTTTGATCACTTAACAGAACCGTTGTTAGTTTACTAACATTACCTGAAATAAATCCGTCTGTTTCTTGTCTCCACTGTGGAGCAGAACCTGCGGTAGAAAAATCTGTAAGTTTAAGAGCCTTGGTGCTGAGAACTCCAGCATCTTTAATGGCTAATAGGAATTCAACCCAAGGGCTATTAGTAGTTGAAGATGGATTATTATTACCTGCACCCCAATATGGATAAACTGAATTAATCACACTGGGACTGCCTAGAGGCCAATTTCCACTAGGACCATAATAACTGTTATACAATGTAGCACTACTGCCTGCTAGTCCGTATTGCGGATTGAATAATTCTGGATGCAAAGGTCCACGCAGATTTAGTGTATAAACCCCATCAGCCTTGGTAATACTTGCTCTAGGAATTTCAATCTTTTCCCAAGCACCTAGTCCATAATATTTTGCCACTCCTGCCTGTGTGCCAGCGGCTGCTGTCTGATTATACAATCTACGCCAGACTGTGATATTTTCAAATGAGTCATTAGGAGTGGTAAATGTTATTCTGTAGTAGGTGCTTAATTTTATCGAACTGACAATGCCGCTGGTTTTGGCAACCACGGCTTCAACTTGTCCAGCACTTGATAAAACAATTTCACTTCCGCCTGATGAAAATAATCCACCTGACGTATTATCTTTAGTTTGACGTTTAATCCAAGTTTTAGGCTGTGGAGTTGGAACAGCTTCAAATGGAGCATCTAATGCGTTTAATGCTGTCTTGGTATTGAGTTGTGTCCAGTTGAATACTGAATTAACCAATTGATTACCGTAGATTGCAAAAGCATTTAATGGAACACTGGCACGGCAATATAGACTGTTGTCGCTTTCTAATGTTGAACTTCCGCTGACATAGGTAGCAGTCACTACCCAATCATAGAAAGTGTTTAGTTTGAAACCACCGTCTGTGATAGTAAATGGAATTAGATCCAACTGGGCATTATAGTCGGCAGCACTACATTCAAATGTGGTAAATCCAGGATCAGTTCCAGGAACTATCTCACGCATACGAATTCTAAAGCCTACAAACTTTGTTCCTGGAGGACGATTAAATTCCCAGCGTAGAATATTTCTAGTATAATCACTGTCCATTCTTTTTATACTAGGAATAATTTCACTACCTGGAGCAGGGCCTGGAGGTGCTTGATCCACTGTCAATATACTCCAACCTGCGGGTATGTCTAGATATTTTACACTGGCATTGGCACGTGGATTAGTTCCATAGATAATAAAACCGGTAAATGTTCCATCTACTTGATAAAATTCAACTTGCGCCTGTCCTGGGGCTAGATACTTTGTGGCATTACCACCATCCTTGTAAAGCAGTTTGACAACAAAGTCATATCGCCCTGCTCCAGCATACCTAGCACCAAAGTCTCCACTTAAATCAAATGTTGTCTGATTGTAAGGAGTATAATTGGCTATATCATCAAAGAACTTGTCTTCATAAGCATAGTAGGTATCTGCTGAATTCTTGTAGTAGATTCTAACACCCTTGATTAGGTTGTTTGGAGTTTGATTAATTGTATCAACTAATTGTGTAAAACGCACTGAAACTCGTCTACGAACTAGAGGAAAGCCGCCACTGGTTTGTGGTAGTATGGCAAAGTCATAGATATAGTCATTATATCTTGGGTTAGGATCTACTTGACTTGCTGGAACGGTCCAACCATCAGTGACTGTTTGAATACTAACAACACCAGCAATGCCTGACAAGGCTGGATTTAGTTCAGCAGTATTTTGTCTTAAAACAACCTGTCCTTGAACAACTCGATTACTGGGTCTACCATCTGCGGCATAACTTCTTACATAGAAATCAAACAAGCCAAAGGTGCAGGTAAAGCTCACAGGAATATCCCCACCACCACCTGGTAGTGTTGTTAGGCGTATTTCTTGCCAAGGGCTATAGGCATTCAGTCTCCAATAGAATATGCTTTCTTTGTAAAGTCCATCGCTAGGCTGGGTGAATACCAAATTGTAAGAATAGGTATTGCCTGATATCAATACTGCTCTACTAGATTTCAATGTCAAGTAGGCTATAAATGGTGCAGGTGGTGGAACCACTGGTGCTATTGGAGGAGCAGGTGGTGTTGGTGTAATAGGATTTCCGCCTGGTGGCACATAGATATCTGGTGGCACATATGGTGGAGGTGGAACCTGTGGAGGCAAGTCCGGTGGTATAACAGGAGGAAACGGAGCATTTCTTGGTGGAACTAGTCCAACTGGATCTCCCCTATTAACACTTGATGGATAATAGATGTCACTGCCCTTTGGCACATAAACTGCGGCAACAAAATCTTCTTCATTGTATCTAGCGTGTGGATAGATATCATCTGGATTACGAACCAATCCAAGATCCACTGTCATATTGTCGTTAAGTTTTACTGATACTACACGCCAAGGAACTATTAGACTTCCTGTGTTGAAGTTTAGAATGTTGCCTTCAACACGAATGTTGTCACCAGGCTCTAATTCCATACCTTCGCTAGTGACTGTGATTGATAGTGTTTCTTGTCTGCGTGATTTAAGGAATAACAGTTTTGCCATATCCTTAGCCATTGCATAGTTTGTCAATGTTGGGAATGTGACTTCTT